TGTAAATCTACCATCTAAATCAACAGTAATATCTCCAAGACCTTGTCTTGTTAGCGTAAGTATACCATTGCTTGTACTAAAACTAGCACCTGTTAAATAGTTATTAGTGTCTGTATTAGTGTCTGTAGAGCTAATGGTAATAGATGTACCAGATTGAGAAATAGTGGTTGCACCACCAGCAATCAAAGTTATAGTTCCACTGGCTTCATTTCCAGATGTACCAACTCTAGTTATAGTATCTGTATTAGTTACAGTTTCTGTAGCAGAAACAATACCTGTAATGTGACCGTAGGTATCTAATGTAATATCTTGAATATAAGTTCTACCACCGTTATTAACTGATGATTGAGATGAAGTATCAGCGTGACTAAATGTAGTACCACTTAATGATAAACCGCTTCCAGCACTATATGTAGTATTAGTGTTAGTATCAGTGCTTGTAATTGTAAGTGTATTTGTACTTGTGTCATATTGAACATTTGCCGCGCCAGCACCAACAACTGTTAGTGTATCACCGGCACCAATAACTTCTGTATTTGAAGAATCACTGATTCTCCAGCCACCATAATCATCTGCTGTAGCAGAACCAGTGTAGCCTAAATTAGCAAGAGTTAAGGTTCTGGTACTATGTGACTGAATAACACCATCAGTCATATTAATTGCACTAATTACAGTTGCACCTGTGGCACTAATATCACTATCGGTTCCTATGATGGTATTATATGTACCCGCTCCTTGGTATCTACCGTCTAAATCAACAGTTAAATCAGTAAGAGCTCCTGTTCTACCAAGTGTAAGAACACCAGTTGTAGTATTAAAAGCAACTGAATCTACATAATTATCTGTATCTGTATAAGATGTTAAGTAGCCTGCGGACGCGTGATTACCCCAGCTATAAGCAGTATTCCAGTTAGCTGAATTATCAGTAAAAATTCCCGTATGATAAATCTCACGGTTAGTACCATCTAGCTTAACATACATAGTGTTGGTAGTGTCATCATACACAAAACCATCATTGTTGGCCATGTTTAATACTGTATCACCATCTGTAAAATAGTTTCCAGCAGGTTGATATCCAGCACTAGCATGATCACCCCAACCGTATGCAGTATTCCATTGTGAGGAGTTACCATGTCCATTTACTGTTAAAGTACCTGGCAAGTATGATGTGGCATCTGCTCTGTTAATGTACGCACTATTACGTCCTGCCCATCCTGTTGACCAATTGTCGGGTGAAGATAAAATCTCTAATCCCGCCTCGGCATTGATATATACAATTTCTGAGGTTTGTCCCGTAGCGTAACCTGCGGATTCTCCAGCATTTAATACAAGTTGTTGACCATTACTCTTGATATAACCATTAACCTGTAAATTACCTGTAATTGTACCCCCTGCAAGTGGTAAGTATCTACCGTCAATATCCACAGTAAATCCTGCATTACCAACACCAGTACCTGTAATAACACCAGTACTTGTGTTAAATGATGCAGCATTGATATAATCTATATCATTGGTATCAGTATTTGTATCTGTGGAGGCAATTGTTACAACACCTCCAGCTCCGTAGCTGAGAGAGACATTAGATCCCGCTACAAGATCTAATGTTCCCCCAGACTGTACGGTAGTCCTTTGAATCCCATTTGTTTTAAGATTCCAGGACTGATAATTATCATAAGAATGCGTATGACTACTTAATGCATATCTACCATCCAAATCAACAGTCTGATTTGCAGCTCCACTTACTGTTAAGGTCAAAACACCGTTTCCAGTATTAAATGAAGCACCACTCAAATAATAGTTTGCAGAAGCAGCAACACTTTGAAATGTTACATTGCCACTACCATCTGTTGTTAGCACTTGACCGGCAGAGCCATCAACTGATGGCAGTTGATAAGCTCCTTGGTCAATAGCAGATAAAAATTTAATAGCCATATCTTTATATTCAGATTTTTACAAATCTAATTATTTATTCTATATTATCCTGCAAATACTACAGAAACTAAAATATCATTTGCAGTAGGTGCAACTGATCTCAATTCAAAATCATCAATAGAAATTTGAACTGTTTCAATCATCAACATTTCTCCTGTAATTGCATCAAAACAGCTTACAATAATAGGAGAAACAGCACCACTAACACCAAATGCGGTACCCATACCATGAGCAACAGGATGAACTAAAGATCCTGCAGGCATAGTATCTGTTACTCTATAATTACTGATTCTATCAGCAACCATATCGCTAGCCGCTTTAGGAGTTACAGCACGTGCAGTATCAGTACCCGTAATGGCTTCAGCAGAAGTTGCCAATTCAACAGCACCTTTTGCAGTAGTACTAGAATCAGCAATAGAAACAGTTACAGCAGCTGTTTCAGATCCAGAACCACTAACGCTAATTGCACCAGAACCAGATACAGTTGCAACATAGTTACCAGTAGTATCAGTACCAAGAGCAACAGAGTTAGCTTGTACACCATCAACACTTACGGTAAGAGTTACGTTAGCAGAACCATCAATAGATACAGAACCAGAAGCATCACCACCAAGAGTAATAGTTCTAGCATTAGTCCATTTACTAGCATCTGCAGCAGTACCATCTAAATCACCAATAAATGCATTAGCACGTACATCATAAGAAGCACCAAAATCCCATCTATCATCAGTTTCATTCCATATAAACTGAACATTTGCAGAAGTACCTCTTTCAACTTCAAAACCTGCGTTTTGAGAAGGAGCACCTGTTTCATCAGCATTTAATGTAAGAATTGCATCACCAATATTAACTTGATTTGAGTTAACAGTAGTTGTAGTACCATTTACAGTCAAGTTACCAGGAATAACAACCGTAGAAGTTGAACCGGCAAGAGTCAAATTATTTGCACCAATAGAAGCACCAATAGTTCTATCGCCAGCTGCAAAATCCAATGCAGTTAGGCCAGCAATAGAAGTAGAGCTACCACCCAATGCTACAGTTGTAGTACCAAATGTTACATCATCATTTGCAAGAACGCTATTTGCCAAGTTAGATAAACCAAGGCTAATAGTACCAGCACCTGTAATAGGAGAACCTGATACAGTAATACCGTTGCTACCCGATACAGCTACAGAAGTAACAGTACCTGTAGTACTAGAAGTACCGGCACCAATCAAAGCTCTGATTTCAGCTGCAGTTACACCACTAGCTAGAGTAGGAGTACCACCACCAGAGAAAATACCCGGTTCAGCAAATGAAGTATACCCGTTAGGGTTTGTACTATCGTAAGGAGTGTAACCTAAAGCTGTAGTTACTTGACCGCTTGTAAGTACTAAAGTACCACCAAGAGTTAAGTTACCACTTGAAGTTACAGTACCACTTAAGGTCAATCCACTTACAGTACCAGTACCACTAACAGATGTTACAGTACCTGTATTGTTTGTAAAAGGTAAGTCAGAAACAAAACCTTTTTTAACGTTATTGTCTGTAGCATCATGGTATACAATAGTATCACCTGTTGCAATATCAGTACCTTCAAGATTCGTTGCAGAATCAATAAAGTTGTTTGTACCAGTATAATCAAGAGAAATAGTACCAGATACTGCACCTGAAGTACCAGAAGCACTACCAGTAAGACCAGTACCACTTGATACAGTTACCGCAGTAATATCACCTGAAGCAGAAACCCATCCAGATCCATCATATACTTCTAATGAACCAGTTGATGCGTTGTAAATAATCTGACCTGCCGTAGGACTTGCAGGTCTTGTTGCAGTGGTAAGAGTGTGAATTACAGCGTTTTGTAACTCGTACCCTTGCATGTCAATGTTTAACGTCTCTAAATGAGACAAATACTTAAGAGCCATAATTGTTATTTATTTAATTGTTTTTATTTTTGTTGCTTATTAGTTTAAGTATGCACTTCCAGCAACAGGAATTGCAAACTTTATTGTTACTGTATTATTATCCGTATAGTCTATTTCACCCATAATATCATTCTTCAATAAGTCTTCAATTCTAACAGAAGGTTTCTTATTGAGGTTATGAATAATTGTCCAAGTTGTACTTGCAACAGGTTGATCATGTACATAATTAAGATCTTTTTCATCTTCTAGTGCAGTAGTTTCAAGAATTTCAATTCTCTTAATTAATGCATCTATATCAGCACTTGTCCATGATGTTACACCAGTCTCTGTTGGAGTCTGACAAACAATTATACTTTGTGTTGTTGTTTTCAAATCTTCACTTGGGGTTGCAACTTGAAGTGTTAGGTCATCCCAATCACAAAGCCACTTCTTAATAGAAGCTGCTTCCATATCAACAAGACAACATGGATCCATCCCATATCTTAAAGACATGAAGTTTTTATATACAGCAGTAGCAAACTTCTTTTCTGTTTCAATCTTCTTAATTAAGGCACTATCCATTTTATTTTTTTGTTGCTTGTAGCATGGCTTCATATTCTCCTAAACATGTCTTGTGGACAGTTGAGCCATCTGAAGCTTGTGTTTTTTGACAACCACAGCTAAAAGTTTTGTTACATTTTTTACAAGTCATAATGTTGGTTTATTTAAAGTTTAACATCCTACAGTTTTACAAGATATTTTTTGAAGTCTTTTCTTTGCATAGTTATACAAAGCCATTCCTTCTTTAGGACTATTACAGTACTCAACCTTTGCAACCGCAGCGTCAATTACTGTCCTAATATATTTCATCTCATCAATAAGATCTTTTCTTTCACTATGAGGTTCACAATCATTCACATCAATGTGACACAATGTGTTGTAATAAGAAGTTAAAAGACTAGTTATTCTTAAATGATTGTACTCCACATAAACTTTACTTACAGGTGCAACGCTGTATTTAATAATATAGATTCCATCTGCTAATGCTGTTCTCATAGTACCACAGTGTTCTGTCTGTGTACCTAGCAAACAACCATTAAGGTTAAGATCAAAATCAGGATCTACCTTTATAAGAACAGGGACATTATATCCAGGTGAAGTAATTAATAGTTCACCACAATCTATATCAAGCTTATCTGTGTACTGACTAGTATCTTTTATACTAAGTATTTCACAGTTAGCCACTGTGGGAACCTCCAAACTTAATATATGCTTATCAGCCATGATAATTTTTTTTATATAAATAGTATACTACATAGATAATATACAAAAAAAAGATCATAATTAGAAATAAAAAAGGTGGGAGATTTCTCCCCCACCCTTTTATAAAGCATTATTATTGATCTAATTATTGTTGATCAATAGTTTCTTCTCTTGTCATTGGATTGCCAGAAGCATTAGCAGCAGCAACCAAGATATCCAACAACGCTTCAATTTCACCTTGCGTTTGTTCATCATCACACTTCACAAAGATTTCATAAACGTACTGCTCATTGTCAAATACGCTAGTTGCATTGTTCAATCTAGGAACGCTGTGTTGTACATAGTAAGTCTTGTACAAAGCACTGCGGTCAATAGCACTAATTACTTCCTCAGAACCTTCAATCTCACGCATACGTACAGAATCAACGTTACCTTGGTGGAAAGGAGCTTGTCCGTAAGACTCAGTCAACAAAAGTTTTCTAAGTACAGTTTCACCAACAGTTTGCTGCATAGTACCAGGAGTGCTAGATGCTACACCACATTCGCTACAAGAATCACCAGTTTCATCCAACAAAGAAGCTACCAATTGGATAGGCTCTTTACCGTAGTAATCACGGCTGTCAAAAGAACAGTCACCAAACTTAGTATCTACATAAGCACCTTCAAAGGTAACTTTAGCAGTTACTGCATCAGCAACAGGATCAACAGAAGGAGAGTAAGTACCATCAAGAACTTCTTCAATAGTGTAAACAGTAGAAACACCACCAACAACTACGGTCATACCACCACCAGTTTTCTCTTTAACGAAAGGCTCAAGAATAGGATCAGAAATCAACATGTGAGCAGCTCTTGCAAGTGCAACAGCAGGATCCAAAAACTCTTGACCATCAGCACAACAAAGTGAAGATTGCTCGTAAGGAACACCGTCAGCATCCATTGCTACGTGAGCAGAATCACCAATAGCATAAGCATTGTGATTCAAGAAACGCAATGCAGGGGCACCTTTAACGTCCAAACGCAACATAAAGATTTCACCACAAGGGTTACACTTAGAACCAACTGCAATAGAAGCAGTAGCAGCAGTAGCCTGAATACAAGAAGATTCCCATACTCTAGTCAAGTATCTAGGATTGATTCCTTTTGATTTTACTGATTCTGCGTAACCACCGTGGAATTTATTTCCACCTACAGTGTCACTACCGTGCAAAGAACCTTGCACTAAATAAGCCATACCAGGGGTAGGGAAAGCACCGGATGCGTGAGCCGTCCAGTCTGAACCATCAACCAAAGCTAATTGACCAGCAGCCAAAGCAGAAGTCTTAGTTCCATTAGCAGCAGAAGCGTCTGTTGCTAAAAAGCTTTTGTAAAAAGCATGATTAAAATAAGCCATTTTCTAAAAAATTAATGTTTAACAAATAAATATTTGTGCGTCATGCACATATATAATATACAAAAATTTGTGAAAAATAACAACTAGCTAAGGAATAATAATTTGTACTTAGCTGAGTTTATCTGATCTTTAATAAGATCAAGGTTATTTACCACCTCTGTATGAGGCATTACTTTCTGCAAATCAGCAATTTGCATAGATAATGTTCTCATATATTCCACAGCACCTTCAATGCTCATAAGCCTTGCTGGTGCTTTATCTGGATAGTTTAATATAACTTCACAAGCACCCTGATATCCTTCAGCAATTGTATCTGCTAAATCAGGTAATGCATCATAAATTTCATTAAGTGCTTTATGTTGTGCATATGAACCATCTCCAGTTACAGATAAATGTAACTTGTGAAAACTAGTTGCAGCATTCATTATTTCAACAACTAACTCTGCGGTCATACCATCAACTTCTTTCATCTCAGGAGATCTTTCCATTGTTGATGTTTTTGTTGTTGGTCTAGATAAACCTTTAGAAGGCTGTGTCTTTAAAGATCTTCTGTGTTCCATTAGTTATTTCTTTCTGCTGATTGCTGATTAGTTTGATACTGATTAAAGTTCTCAATATCACCCGCAATTAATGATGCAGCTTCATCCAAAAGAACCTCAACAATATCATCTTTAAATTCACATGTTACATCTACAAGTGTTTGAGCACCTGTGTAAGGGTTTTGGCAACCTGCTATTTCTATATTAACAGGTTGTCTATAATAAGTTAAAATCACATCTGTAATATCAAACTCTCTTTTATAAACTCTTACATTATTACCCAACCATGTACAGAATGTTTCACCCCATTCATAGTCTGGTCTTTTAAGAGGGTCTCTCATAATTAAATTAACATTAGCCTCTTCTGATAAATACACAGTCATTGATCTTGGATCTGGACAACACTCACTAGTAGCGTATGCAGTAACCCTTTTGTATTCCATGTAATTGGCAGGAATACTAGATGACTCAAAATAGTTATCTTGCTGTGAACCAGGTAAAGTGGTTTCTTCTAAAAGAATCTGTAAATCATCAATTCTTCTTTTAGACATCTCATCACCCTCACGGTATAAATTATTACCATGCAGTTGACGTCTTACCCATTCAACTTGAGCTTTATTAAAAGCCTCTACAATTTGCCAGCACTCAATATTATCATAGTCATTGCTTGCAAGCTTGTTAAGCCTTTGCTTTAATTTAATTTGTAGAGTTTGATTATTCATTATCTAATGTGTTATGCGTTCCAATAGGGTTCAACCTTGGACATCAAACTCATCAGAGTGTCTTCATTACTTGGATCTTTTAGATACTCAATTGCTTCGTTAGGTCTCTTGCCTAATTTTTCTGAGCTATCTACAGTCTCAATCCATCCTGAAGATTTTGGCACAAGGAATCTGTAAAATAAGGCATCTTTAACAAGAGCTCTTACTTTTAGATTTTCCATAGAATCTGCTGCTGCTTCAATAAATGACTGAGCTGCTCTTTTCTTATTAGATTCTGTACCCTCACCATTAATGAACATGTCCATGTTTTCATACATAATATCATTGGGAGTTGATTTAGTATACTGAACACTATCAACGTCAACAGCTTTAGCTACATACATAAGCTTAGTAGTATCTCCGTCATATAGTTTTTGTAACTCAACCAATGCTTTATTTTTTAGTTTAGTGTATTGTGTTCTTTCACTGATGGTTTCTTCAAGCTGATCTAAATAAAATTTAGGAGGATTAGCTGATTTCTTTGCATCCTTAAGTGATCTGGCTACAATAGAAAAACCTCCTGCATTAATAGCATAGATTTTAATTAAATCATATGGATCTTTTTCAGGATCCAAGAAAACAGGGTCATTACCACATCTCAAACTAATACGGGACCAGAACTTATCATTATCTGGCTTTAATAATGTTACTTTATTCCAAAAGTCTTTGTCTTCTGGATCAATAACATTAGCCGCAAGTTCAGCTTCAAGTTGTGCAACAACTGATCTGATTTCTTTTATTTTAACTTCACGTTCTCCAGGTGACAATCTTTTTACATCAGGAGCAAACTCATTCAATCCTGTTACATATCTTTTAACACCGTTTAACTCTAAACAGGCTAAAGATTCTTCATGCCACACTCCTTCATGAAGTGCCATTCCATAATTCTCTAATCCCATGTTTTGTTTACTAGGATCAAAGAAAGGGCGTATAGCAATAACTTGACTTTTGTTTTGCTGATACTTTTCTACAATAGTGTAATCACTCATCTTTCAATTGGTTTTTTAGATTAATAATACTTGTTTTTCAACTCAAATATAGCCAATTGGCCATACTTATTATTAATATTTCTAATGCCAGGGGTTAACCTGGCAAAAGTTATTTGAGTTATAAAACTGCTTTAAAATTAATTAGCTTCTTCAAGAGCTGCAATTCTTTGTTCTAAAGCGTTAATATATTTAACTAGTTCATTTAAGTGAGCAAATTTGGCTAAGCCATGCTCTGATCTTGACGCTTTGTCAAGAACCTCATCACGGTTTTTTTGTTTAAATTTATCAAGGGCCATGGTATTTTAATTTAAAAAAAAGGGAGGAGGTTTTACCCACCTCCCCTTTTGGTTATTAATATCTGTTATTAGAATGAACCACCAGTTACAGGGTTTCTCATAACAATTTTCAACACTTTGGTAGGATCTTTCACCCATACTGCTGGCATGGTTTGAGTCATGTAAACTCTGTAACCATTAAAGTTACCAGAAGAAGCAAAGCCTTGAGTACGTCCCATGTAGTCCATAGTACCGTTTTGGTAGAACCACTTCAATTGGTTATCCCAAGACAACTTCAACAAGTGAATGTTATCATTACCATTTTCAGTCACGTCAAAGATGATGAAGCTGTAAGAGCTCAAAGGACGTCCATCAATCAATGGATTCTCAACATCATTAGTGTGAAGATTATCAAATGCAGGATTCAATACAAACTTAACATTTGCCAAGAAAGGAATAGTGAAGCTGGTGTAAGCAAAACCGAAGTCAAGATCCATACCACTACCTTTAACAGCACCAATGTCAGATGCATTCTGAACTAAACCAGAACCATATACCTCATCAGCAATAGCCTTGTTGATCAACTGCATACCACCGATACCAGTTTGAACAACCAAAGAACGCTGTGGGTCTGGTCCTTTAAATTCTACTTTACCTTGGTAGAAGTTGTACAATTCAGACTTGAACATATCAAGAGTGAAAGAAGATTTGTTGTATACTCTCTTGAATGAGTTATCCAATTGAGCCCACAAACCTACAGACAATCTGATATCATCTGGTCCGTCTTGCTTAACCTTACCACCTTTACCCCACATGAGGTAAGTTTCAATGTCATTAGCAATTTTGCTAAGGTGAGCTGCTTCCATATTAGTAACGAAAGTTCTGCTCAATCTACCTTCTTCAAATGCTTGACGTGCACCAGCTTTACCCATGCTAGCTACCAATTCTTCAATAGAAGAAACAGAAGGGTTACCGCTTTCATCAAAGTTTCTCCAGATTTCCGTTACAGGCACAGTACCATCAGCATTCAAACCACCTTTGATCATCAAATCAGCGCGGCTAGAAATAGAGTAGTGTACGTGTGCTTCAGCTCCACCAACAAAGTTGTAGAACTCACGGAATCCAGAACCAGTTTCAATGTCAGAGAATCTCTCACCGTATTCACCACGTGCAGAACCTTTTCTGAAGTACTTAGTTCCAGCAGCCAAGTAAGAGTTATCTAAAGAAACAGCACTGTTGTTGTTTACCAACTGAACAGTGTAGATGAATCCGTCACCAGCAGGAATAATGTCATCAGCAGTGATGTACATTTCCAAACCATTGTACTTATCATAAGTAATGATATCACCGTGACCAAAAGCTCTTTTAGAAAGCTTGATCTTGAAGGTAGTACCATCAACACCTTTTGCGTCATTTGCTGGCTCAATGTCAGCTACAACAAAAGGTAAATCTTGAGCGATAGGAGTTTGCCATTTGTACTCACCACGTGCGTTGTCTACCAAGATTGTATTCTTTCCACCAAAAGAAGCCATTTGATACAAAGGCATTTCTACCTTCTGGGTCATAGCCCAAAGATCAACTGGTCCCATATCCATAGGCTCGGCAGAACCAAGCATCTGGGTAAGGTGATAAGAATCAACATGAGAACTTGCTTTGTAGCTAGTATCTCTTAGGAAAATTCCATTGTTTAAAACAGGAGTTGCCATAATTGATTGTTATTAATTGATTATTATTTGTTTTTTAGTTAAAACCTTTTAAATATGTTATTGCTTCTAGGAATCTTTCTTTTTGAAGAGCTGCGTGTTTTAGTATCTTCTTCACGTTGCTCTACTCCAAGAGAGGAACCACCAGCATTTGCTTGTTCAGTCTTAAGCTTTCTTACCGTTTTCTCTACACTCTTTTGTGCTCCTTTCTCCATGATCTTGGATTTGTATCCATCAGGATCAGATAACAACCACAGTGCTTCTGAAATTAGTGTATAGTTTGGTTCAACAAACTGATACTTTTCAAGCAAGTGACCTAACAAGTTTGTATTTCTACCACTTACAGAAGGATAGTTTGGTTGAACTAAACCGTTGTATAGCATAGACTGAGTCTTTCTATCAACTTTTAAATCACCCAAAGCACCATCTTTAAGGGTATTATATACGTTCTCCATGTATTGTTGAGAAGCTTGTTCTTGTTGTCTTTTACGCATTTCTTGTTCTTGCAATTTCTGTGCAACAACCTTTTCTTGCATTTTGTCCAACTTTGGTTTGAACTTAGCGGCTTGTTGTTCAAGCTTTCCTAAGTCTTTCCAAACTTCAATCTCCTCTGCAATCTCTTCTGCTGTTCCGTATCCTGTAGCTTGAAGGTAATCTCTGATAATAATTTCTTGATCTCTTTCAGATTTAACATCAAGCGTTTTCTTTGTTTCCGCTTGAGCTAAAGTTGAAAATAGACCTTTCAGATCTGTACCTCCATCAGCCACGTAACGTGCAGCAATCTGGAGTTCTTGTGGTAAACTTTCAAAGAACTGTTTGGGTGTCTCTCTTCTAACCTGATGAGCTCTCTCTTCTAAGTTAGCTTCAATGAGTTCTTCCCAGTCTTTTGCTGAATATTCTTCCAGCGGTTTATCATCATCAAAAGGAACAATCTTGTCTTCTTTAATAAGCTTGTTAAATACATCGCTTATTCCAGAAATCTTTTTTCTTCCTCTTGTTTCTTTTTTCTCATCCTCTTCATCTTCATCCTCGTCAAGTGCTTTAAAAACATCTTCTGCACTTTCCTTGGTTTCAGACTTTTTATTTTCTGTTGACTCCTCAACATCTTTAACATCTTCAGAATCTTTAGAATCTTCTAAATCTTCTGAATCTTCTGAATCTTTTGGTTCTGTAAAAGAGAAGTCCGCATCTACTGTTGGTTTGCTAAATACAGATTTAGGTTTACTTTCTTCTGGGACTGTTACGCTATCTGCACCAGCTGCACCATCAAAAAGAGAATCTAAATCAATATCTACTTGAGCTACTTTGCTCTCTACTGTTTTAGTTTCTGTTGCCATAATATCGTTGGTTTTGTAATTACTAATAGTTACATATACAATATAAAAAAATTTTTGCTATTAAACTTACAAAATGCAACTAATGTTTTTGATTTTGTGCAGTATATAGCTATCTATATTTTTTCTTTATGTAAATATATTTAGAAGGTTTATTTTTTATCTTCTTTCTTAGACTTAGAACCTTGAACATCATACTTGTTCTTATTCTCTCTTGCAATTTGAAGTTGTTTATCCGCAACCTCTCTTTGAGCTGCTAATTTTTCTCTTTCAATTTGCATTTTAGAATTCTCCATAGAGTTCTTTATAGAAGCCTGCTCTCTCTTAAAGCTAAAGTCTTCTCTTCTCTCATTGGTTCTTCTCATTTCCTTCATTGCATCTTGATAGTCTGATACTTTGTTTTCATTAATATCAACCATAGCTCCATATCCTGCAGCTCTAATTTCTGCAACCTGAAGATCTTTTTGTCTTTCTTTCTCAGATTCTGCTGCGTCAAATTGCATTTTCATTTGCTGCTCTTGAGCTTTAGCTTGAAGCTGTTGTTCTTGCATTTCTCTTTGCTGCTGCATTTCTTGTTCTCTTAATTGCAGTTGTTTGCTTTCTGCATCTTTTAAGATATCAGAAACTTCAGCAATAGAATCAGCTTTAATGATATTACCAAGATCATAGATGCTTGCGCCTGAAGTATTATTTTGAATTGCCAATTGTTTTAATTGGTCAAGAATTGCTCTATGATTTGTTTTAGTTGTAGCAAATACGTTAAAATCCCTTAGTAGAAGATCAGTACCGTTAATTTGGAAGTTTACTTTTTCTGCAGCAGATGATATATAAGATAATCTTACACTAGGATTTGTACTATAATAAAACTGCGCAAGATCAGTACGCATCTGATGTACTCTTGGCATTAAATGATCTGAGTGTTGCGTAAAGTAAATTTCAGTTTGTGCATAAGACTGATTTAAAGCCTGTGTAACACCTGTTGCCGTTTCATTACCCATTGGTGCTCCTAGTCTCTGCGGATTAACACCAATAGCATCAAAAGCTTGTTGTTTAAAATAATTAGCTAACTGAATGCGTGACATTAATCTATTAGTTTGCTCCATGTTTAGAGTCTGATAATGATTAAAGTTTGTTGCATTCTCTGTGTTTGTAATGGATGTGTCCAAAGGAAGCATTTGGAAATCTTTCATTGCTACAAAAGCTTTAGCATAATTTCCTCTACCCCAATCTTCACCCATAGAATGTCTAGGTAATGCGTTTTGATCAAACATAATTACAGTACCTAGTTCATCTACTAGAATATCTGCAATCTGATTATTAACCATGTTGTATCCAACCTGATACGCTTTCATTAGATCAACAAGAGATGTAGATCTAGTATTGCGGTCAGAGAATACGCGTCCTTCTACAGGAAGCTTGCAACCATACAAAGAGTTATCACCTTTAAATTGGAAAGGAATCTTTCCTGGTTTTTCTCTATTAATACCTAAATAAATAGGATTAATATTATTGCTTGCGTCTGATTTCCAAAATGCAGGTAAGTTTGGTCCAATCTTAACACCACCCCATACTTCATTAATCCAAATCCAATCAATATGCTCACCTTGAACTAGATTGTTTTTAGTTTTATTTTTAAAGATGGTTGTGTCATAAATTGGTTTTTCTGTAACCTTAAAGGTTTCATCAATGATCTCCTGAATTACCTCCCCTTCTTCTGTTATTTTAGTAAGGTGTCCAACTTTCCGTTGAGTTTTCCAATAAACTGTGGTGACTCTCATTAAGGACCCTTCCCCCCAATTAGGTAAATCATCTCCCTCGTTCAGAATAGAACTGATGATATCACCCCCATATTCAGGAGAACTGTTCCAATTACTTACAAATTGTCTATAAGCCAAGCTTGGTGAACCTGTGTTCCATTCATGAGACTTTGTAGGATCATAGTATGCGCCATCATTTTGATAACCGGATACCTGATATCTACCTGATTTAGCAGGATAGATCTCCTGTAAAGACTCTAATTGCTTTTCATTCATGAGATATCCATACTTATCAACTACATCAGCAACGGTCATTAGATCCATTTTACCCGCATAATTAGATTGGGATATATATCTGGCATCTGGTGACTTTTGATAGAATGTAAGTACAGGATTCCAAAGCTCTAACTCATAGTCATCCTCAAGCATTCTAAAATGCCAGAACTCTCTGTCTGTAATAAGCATATCTCTAAATGCACGCTCTTCTAGTTCTTGCATTTTAAAACGTTCTTCATCAACATTCAATTGATGAGAAGCCCATTCTTCTATCAGTGATCTATAATCTTTACTGAAGAAGTCTTGAATTTCAGGAAGGGTTTTAATATTTTCAGGTGCTAGCTGTTGTTGGAATTGCTCATCATTAGGATCAGCACCCATCTCAATCATCTTGAGCATTAGTTTATTTGAAGCATCTCTTAATAGATTCTCTTCAATCATCATTCTTTTTTGCTCTAGCATTTCATTGTAAGACAAATCATCTACAGCTCTAAACTGAACTTTTGAAAATCTTTTAGAGAATTCTCCAGATAGTACGTTTACAACATTTGGAATAATGGGGTAAAATTTAAGTTCTAAGGCTGACTCATCCTCCTTAGTAAGAACATCTACAAGATCTTTATACTCATTGTCTTCTTCTACAATGTAGTCGCTCTTATCAATAATTCCTTTTGCAAGCTTGTAGTTTTTTAAAAGCTTTCTAGAATTTTGTCTAAGGAATTGCATACCCTGCAATTCCAGCCAGTCCAAATTCCAAGCAGCCCAGTTTTCATCTTTCTTTTTAGCAGGAAGAAACTGCAAAGGCTGGGTAAGGCTTGACGTGGTTGGGTACCCGCTATCAGCTTTGGCACCGTTCTTTAATTGCATTGCATTGAATACCTTCATATTTATCTAATATTTTTAAATGCAGATCTTTTTATTTTATGACCTCCAAGAGTAGTTTTACCACGTCCTAAATTTTTAAACGGACTATACTTTAATTTATACAAATTTTTTGAATTATCCAAAGAATTGTCTGATTCTGACTCTCTTCTTTTCAAATATCCTCTATTTGACTCTTGAATCTTTGAAAAAGCCACTAATGCTGAAAAAGCTACCAATCTATCCACGTTAAGTCCAGGATAATATGCAAGCATTTCTTTAAGTAACATTGGATCCGGTATTCTTTCAATACCCAGAGTTGTATTTAAAACATTTCCATCTTGATCTGTCTCCACGTCAATCTCTTCTCTTAAGAATTCAATTGCATAAGAAATAAGGTGGCTTTTAAACAACGTACCTGTATTCTTCCACCCATATTCTTGATACACAGTTCTGTTACTTCCTAGGTCTTTTAAGAAAAGAATTTGCTGTTTAGGAACCAGATACTTTTGTTTTTTCTTAGCAATCATATGCTGTATAAAAAGAGATATGTTGTTCTCCACAAGAGTCCAAGCATTATACCATTCTATAATTAATTCCAGTTGCTCATGTGTTTTATTAATATCATCATATCTACCACACCAAGCAGCTACAATTTTAGCAGGTTCAATAAAATGCTCAAGACCGTTTTGAGTTTCCCTAGTTATCTCTACAGAATTCTTGTAAACAAAAATACTACATAAAGAATCTGATGTAGTTGTTTTACCTTCAGATACGGGGTCAATGGATGCATAATAAGCACCAAACTCTGGATTAGATATAGGTCTTTCCCAAACAACCAAACAACCCGTTTTATCTTGAGCTTTCTTGTTTACAGGAAACTCTGAGATAGGTAACTTGTTTGATCTTTTAGCCATAATTCCATCTTGAACTCTTTCAAGTTCTATATGCTCATATGCATAATCTTTATCCTCAATCTTTTTAAGCTGTTTAGATATAATACCTTGAGGAAATACTGATTCTTTTCTATAAGCAAAAGCTTCTGCAATATTGGTTGGTTTCTGAGAAATACGCAGTTGATATTGCTCAGGGTTTAGATCAGCCTTCCACTTTACTCTTTCTAATCTAATTGCTTCTAATGCATCTTCTATAAGTGAATTACCATACTTGTCAATGTGAGGAGGCATAGACCACTGTTCTGGTATAAAGAGGCCTGCTAATCCAATAGTGCCGTCTGCATCCATCAGATTAGTTTCTACAGCATATATATCATTTGAGGTAGGATTTAATATCATTTCCTTTAATGGTTCACACTGATCAAGATCACCCACAGAACCAGCGGCTATAAACATACCTGTAGTTACCATACCAGAAGACATTGCAGGACGCAAATACTCATATGTCTGCATCATCTTGGGGGCAATACCAGCCTCTTCATGAAAGAAGTAAGTTGTTGGACCACCTACACCAGTTGTTGCATTCTTTTCAAAAGAAGCACCTTGTATCTTAGATTTAAGACCTCTGGACGTTTTTCTATTACCAACTTTAACTTCAATCTGCTGTTGCCATAGCAATACTTTCTCTGGGTTACTTGGTCTATACCAGGCCGTGTGCTCATTTAAAAATGTCTTGTATTCATCAAGAAACTTCCAAGAACCTTTATCATTGATATAGTCTTTTAATGATGCACCAATCTTACACGTACTACCTTCTTCAAACCAGTATGTGTTAATGATCTTACCCATATGAAAGTAAGAAGATGCAATCTGACGTTTCTTTAGAATAGCAGAGTGTTTATGATTAAGTTCTGCTAGTAATTCATAAAGAGCCATGTGATATTGAGCATCACGTACTTTAGCAAAACCATATTTCTTTTCTTCCTTGTCATAGATAGGAAGAAAGTTTAACCACATGTAATAATCACGGGTTAAATACCAAGTATGGGAACCATCTTTATAGATAGCTCCCACACGGCATTTATTTTTTTGATCATCCCAATAATCTATAAAATCTCTAGATCTAAAAGGTGCACCGCAGTAAAACCCTTCCTTATTAAAATGAATTGCTTCTTTGTTAAATAAAAAGCTTGTTTCATTAAAATTATATAGACCGGGTTCTTTAAATATAGATAGTATAAACTCAGAAAAATCTTGCCTTGTTTCAAAGTTTGTTACAGTCCATTGACCACCTTCATATGTTGGGATTTCTATAAACACTATTCAATGCTTTCAATTATAGCAAAAACATCTCCAGCATTTATAAGTAAATGTTTTTCACCATCATGTTTCATTTCTGTTGGAACACAGTAATCTGCATATTGAATAAAATCTCCAGATTTAATCTCTTCAACTTCAGCACCTACAGCTACAACATATCCCTGATATACTTTTTCTAAAGCTGTATCTGGGATAATAATATTAGTACCAGGTATAGTTCTTTCTGCTTCTTTAGCCTTTATTAGAACCTTTTTTCCTACGGGGACTATTTTTGTTTTCATTCTTTTCTTTATTTGGTTTTATATCAATGGGTTCATCCCAATAACAGAAGACCCAGTTTTCTTTTTTGTTTGTCATTACATTTGATCATAAGCTAAACCTGCACCACCACGAACTTGGCTTTCTTGTTCCTCCTTCATATCACTAAAGGCTCCTTTATAAGAATTCCTAATTTGTTCAAACTTGGCTGCAGCATTTACAAGTGAATTAATATTACCATCACGTCCATGCTCAATTTGAGTTGTTTCCATATATCTGGCCAATCTATCAAGCATTGACTTAATACCCACATATGCTCTATAGGTTGGTGTTTCATAGAGTTTTCTACACATGTCCAATGAGTATCTTATTTTAGAATCTTCAGTTGATTCTTCTAAACCAACCTGTTCTACTATAATATCTTCTTTCTCATGTTCTGGTAAATTAAAGAATGGATTTAAATCAGGATTAGGACAAGACATATAAAACAAATACTGATACACACTCATGTATGTATCAGGATATTCTTCCATTAAGTCTTTTAAAAATTCTAAAGTATAACAGTGTTCTGTTGGAATCACTTTGCCATTTTGAACATCAAATAGTCTTACTATCATTTTTCATTATCTTTAAACCACATTATAAGACTATCAACTTCATCTTTTAAATATGGGAGATTATACATTGTAATATCTTCAATTACAGGCTCCCCGTTTACATGTTCATTAATTGGATACCCGTTCTTATCTGTTCCAACTTGTTTAAATTTTACATGTTGAATTGTAAGCTTACCTATCTTCAGTTTAGGGTTATGCTTTTTAATAATATACGCATAAATACTGAGTTGTAGGTTATAATGATTCAAATTACAATCATCAAGATGACTAACAGGATTGTACATTTTTGATGTAATACCCTCCCAATTTGTAAAACCTTTCTCTTTAATTTCTTTGTTTGTTTTGTAATCTGTAATGTTAATATGACCGTTTACAATCTCAACCAAATCAGCTTGTCCGCAAAGCCCAACAGACTTTAGATAGACAAGATGCTCTGGATATACACCTTCCCCTAGCTTTTGATTTGGTGCTAATTTTATACCATTATCATTTACTAAAGGTTTAATTATAGGTAGTTCCACACCATCACGTTCAATGGTTTTGAAATCAAGCATATCTGCTTCTCTTTGGTTATGATACCAATTACCTAATCCAATAGCGCGTTCTGTCTCCCCATCCCATGCGGCAAGTATTTCTTTTTCAGTCATACCATACCATTTAGAACGTTTATTTTTAGCAGACTTTTTAGCCTGTGCCTTAGCATTAAACTTAGGTTTAAACATTCCAATAAAGGAGGTTACACTAGTCCAGTTTATTTGATCCTGGTCTACACTTTCATATACATGTCCATCTTCTTTAAATATAATAGCCATAGTTATTGTTATTTATCATTTGTAGTATTGGTAAACCAAATACCCATAGCTTCTAAATCTTTAAGATTATAACTAGGTTTTTCATTGGTTATCCTATACGCAATGGCATCTGCTTCTGCTCTAAGCAAAACAACAGCTGCTTCTTCTGTGATCATTCTATATTTTAGAAGATCTTTTACAATTTCAGATACAGTCATAAGTCTAATTTATTTTCTTGTTCTTCAGTTAACCAAGCACTCCATTTACCTAATGGGCATTCTGAAGATAATGATCTTGTTTTAAAGTCTAAACTGCAACCACATTCAGCACAACATGGTTGCGTTCCGGGAGCCAAACAGTTAACTCCCTCAGTATCAAGCTGTTCACATTTTTGACATATTTCAAATCTTCCAGCAGCAATCACCTCAATCTCTTTTTTCTTAAAAATTGAATTAAGAACACCAGCTGTAATCTTATCAGCGTTCTTAAATGCAGTCATTAGATTTTTAAGTTTCATTTATTCTTCTTTCTAAAGTTTGTTTTTTCTTGCTTTTCAATATCTATCATCTCTTTCATATTTTCAAGAGCTTCTAGTTTCTCCTTTATACCCACATGTTTTTCATATCCGTGATATGTAGTTTTTGCCAGGTTTCCAAGAATGCTTTTTGTTTTCTTTATTTCTTTATCCAGTATTTTTTGTCTAATATTAAAAGTACCCAAACCGGTTATGTTTATACTAGGGTAAGTTAAATTAGATAAGTTTTTTCTAAGCTTTGCATAATAAAAATTTACAAAGTCATCAACTACATCAGGGTGTACTCCAACCTCTTCTGCAATACCTTCTTTAAAATCTTTATGACTCTTGGGATTCAATGCCTAAAATTTTATAGTCCAGTAGTACATTACCTGTTGTCTGAACATTCATACTCTTATTAAGGTAAATCTTCTTTCTATTCTTGCCATCTTTAACAACAAGATCTTTTTTACTTGCCTTTGTAATTGCGTTACGTGCTGACTGAGGACTTTTAAAAATCCCCAGATCAGTCACGTGAAGGCAGAAAAAAGTAAGCTCAACCTCTCCTATTTTTGCAAGCTCGGCTAAACATTTTAAATCTGAATTGCTTATTTGCAAATTATTGAAGAAGCAGTATGTAACAATTTGATACTGGATTGTTGTATCCAGATCTACTTTTGCTTTTTGATCTACTTTATTTACTATTGCCATATTATAAACTTAATAGCATATCTATCAAGTCAGGATGCGGGTAACAATCAAACTTATCTCTTCTAACATTAGTATGCGTTAGAAGACCTTTAACTTTACCATAGTATGCATCATCTTGAAATTCAAATGCTTTTGTTGGTCCTAATTTTTTAATCCATTGTACTAAACCAATTCTGATATCAATGTTATCACGTTCAGCAATGTACTTTAACCACTTCTCTAGTTCTTCAATTTGTCTAGTAGAATAGTTATGCCAGTTAGTATAACCTTTAAAAGGCTCTGCTAATTTACAGATCTGAGATTCATGTGCAGTCTGCCCAGCATATGTCTTCATTTCAGAAGTCAAATAACCAAAGTTGTTGATTTCAATACCAACTGAGTGACGGTTCATAAAACCACTCCCCGTTTTACCAAGGTGCCAACCTTGACCACCTTCTGGAAAAGCTTGAACCATTACCCCATCATAATCATCAGATCCATTGGTAACTCTTTGTCCACCAAGTACAAATTCAGTGGCAACACGTCCGCGGCTATCTCTACCCCATTGATCAATACACTTGTATGGATTCTCCCAACCAGCCGTATGATGTAAGAATACATAGTCATTAGTCACAGGACCTTCAATATATTCTCCTTTTGGAAGAAAGTGTCTGTGAATTGTTTGACCATAAGGAGTTGTGAAGTACTGTTCCATAGTATCAGTATCTTCATCAATAGCTTCACGTTCTGGTCCTCTAGTAAGGAGGAGAGTCCATGTCTCATTTCCTACAATACCATCTGTAGAAAGGTTTGCTCCTAGTTGAAACCTAACTACGGCCTTTTTAGTAGCGGGACCAAACACGCCATCCGCACTAACGCCCAGCAAACCTTGAAGTTTTTTTACTTCAGGACCTCTTGATCCTTCTTTTAACATCTCCATTTTAGTTGCGCTTTAATGTTCTAGTACGAGTTTCACCTTCTTCTGCCATGGCCATCTCAAATTCTCTAGCTGCTTCGGATGGATCTTCTTGTGGTTCTTCTTGACCAGCTCCATAAGCTTGTGCCAAAAACATTTGAGATTGAATTCTTTCTGCACGAGCTTGTTCAATGTCTCTTAAAAGTTCTTCATACTCTTTCTGAACTTTGAGATGTTTGATGTTCTCCTTGTAGAAGGCAGTGATTTCTTCTCTACGCTTCTGTAACTCCTCTTTAGTGAGTTCTTTTGGTTGTTCTTGTTTTGACATAATTGTTGATTTTATATGTTCAGTAACAAATATAACAAATCAAGTTTAAATACAAAAAGTTTAAAGGATTAATTCCAAAAAATTTTTTAGAGTATGATTTTTACCCCTACTACGAGGTGACTCATACCTACGGTTTGATAATATGCAACATTACCATACAAACATCCAAGCAGTTTCTTTCTTCCCGATATGTATCCAACTGGAGACACCCTATTATCATTCACCCTAAGACCTCCCCCTATACCGAGTAATCCATCATATCCCCCCACTATATAAGCTTCTTCTGGCATTCTCATAGTCCTATATCTAGCAGGACGCATTAAAACCGTTTGAACACTCACATCCTTGTAGTGCAAACCTGCAGTATATCCATCATAATGATAGCACATACCCATAGAGACAGAATACCTAATAGGGGATTTAGTATCCCACCATATTGTACGTGGGCTTTTGTAGGGACTACATTCTTGACCATACGTTGTATTGCATATTGCGATAAGCAATATCACCAGTAATTTGTACAGTCTATTCAACATATGGCAGCATTTTGTGGATCACTGCGCATTTCTCATACTCCTCCTTTTCCTGAAAGTAAAGAATAATATTTTGTAATTCATTTAGACTAGGACCGTTTTCAACGTCATGTACAATTGTAGTGTAACCACCTGCGTCTGGTCCGAAATGGTTTTTTGCTAGCAACCCCTCAAAAGTTACACGCTTAGTAATAATATCATAAGAGTTATTAAATGCACTCTCTAGGATCTCATCCTCTCTTTCCATCCTCTCAATTTCACTGAGGCCGTCAAAGAGTGCACCATCCATATCATCAAATGCATCAAAGTCTTCGTTATCATCTGAGTTATCCCAATCCATAATACCCTATTTAGAGAAACATCTACAATAATAAGATACAAAATTTTACCCCCATAAAAAATTAAATCTCTGTTTCTATACACAGAAGGATTGTTTTTTTCTGCCCCCGGACCTGCAAAAATTCTGTGTTTGGCATTGGCAGTACCCCATAATGTACGGCTCCCCTCCTAAAATTTGACAGGGGGGTGCCCCCAAGATGTATAACTTAACTTAATTTAAGCAAATGGCAAATTCAGTTTTTTTCCGCAAGCTGCTTATCAATGAGACTACAAAGAATGTAACTCTCTATGTGACAAGCAAACCACTTTCAACACAAGAAGTAGACTTCATGGGTATGAAAGTTCAAGTTCGTGTCCAAGATACTATTGTATCTGGCCAACTCAACATGGTAGACCCTTCAACTGGGACCAGTATGAAGAGTGACCATTCAATTGTAAAGAAGCTCAAGACCCTCAAGCCGGGCACAGAGCTTAAGGGCTTTACAATCAACACAGATGCACCAGTGCGTGACCTGGAAACAGGTGAACCACTGCGCAATCTGTACTGGGTTGAGGCTGCACAATAGTGCAGTTCTCACCCAATTAGTGGATGAACATTGTTACGTCCACTTCAAGGATTCAAACTTGTTACTGATTCCTAATTGATTGTAAAAATTTATTTATTTGTGTGTTGCATTGTGTGTGAATGGTCTAAATCACCACTTTTACCCACTTTGTAACACTCAAATAGTTTCTATTCACCTAAATATATAGATATAGCTATGAATAATAATAGCACTAAGGTTTATACACCTATAGATGAACTCACTGATTATGTTAACTCTATACATGAGTTATATAACAATCTATCTCCTTATGCTCATAACTTACATAGAGCATGTGGTGGTAATCAGTCTTTGTTATTATATATTAATTCCTTTAAGCAGGTAGTATATAATAACCCGGCTTTTAAAACGGACCAAGCGTGAACTTGGAGCTACTTGGAAATAGCTTAATAATAGAACCTTAATGGTTGCTACCATGTTTGATTTTTCCAACTCTCATCCAATTGCAGGCATTTAGTACGTAGAGGCTACGAGGCTGAATCCAATAACAGGAAGTGGTTCAAATCCACTCACTAATATTAGTTCAAGGGTTGCAACCTTGTGAGAGTTCTATATTAAGATATTTCAAATATTAAGTCTTATGGTAGTACTAAAAACACCAAGTCAACGTGATTCATTCATTAAGCGTATGACTAAAAAACATACATATTCACACCATGAAGGTTGTGGATGTTGCTGGTACCACAAAAGTGTTACACGTTCAAATAATAGAATAATATTAGAGAGCGTATCATCACATGCTGGTAGTGTAAGAGCTTCTGCTAAAGTATTAGCAGTTTTGAAAAGACGTGCAAGGTAGCTCCTTGCTGGGTACATTTCATGGATGTATCATAGTCACAAGTCACAAGGTCATGTCTTGTTCAAGGTTGGTTACCTTTAGACCCTGGATTTGGGTCTTGTTCAACAAGTGGGATTTAGAGTATTGGCTTAGCAGTCTTACGCTCTAAGTCTTGCGTAATTTATTAACCCGTTACCTGGAATCAAACACTTTTATTATGATGTGAGCCTTAATCCAGGGCACAAAGTAGGTACCTACTGTGCAAGGCAAAGAAATATACCTGAGCATGTATCCAAACTGCTCTTTTTTTTAAACATATTCACCTAAATACTTTTTAAAATGAAATTAACAAAAACAATGCTCATTGGGATTGCAACCTTAATTGCTACCTGGTTGTTCTTAACAACCGTACTGTGGTTGTGTGCAGAATTCGCAACCTTTAGACACTTTCTAACACATCCGGCTATGTTCGTGGGAATGTTATTCGTTGGTTGGATACCTGCTTTTATTGTAGCTGGTGAATACTATGAGAATTATGGATAAGTATTTTAAATACTTTGTCCTTTTCATACTCTGTTATGGATGCTTCCAGTATGGTCGTATTCATGATGAAGGTATCAAAGTAAATCAGCCTGAGTATAACCACGTTGTTTATGTAGACAACTGTGAGATCGTATCTGATACTAGTGGTAATATTAATTGCATCTGGTATCGTGATAACGTTTACACTATTGATACAACCTTTTTAGAAAATTTATAACCATGCGTATACATATTACACACCCAGATTACTTTGCCCGTTTAGGGACAAAGATTGTATTAGTATTTGATAACCCAGCAGGTCCTAACAAATCACTAATACGTAGAGAAAATGGAGATTTTGACACTGTTTTATCTGAAAAGTTAGAATCAGTGGAACTTGGAGAGTTAACTCAAACACTAATGAGTAACGTCACACTACGTGAGATGGCACAAAACGAAGGTCTTATTGACATTGGTGATGTGCACACAGATGATAGTAATTATATTACTATGTTCTGGAGACACTCCTAAATTGTTTACAATTGTGGTGATTTATCACCGCTTATTCCTAAGATGTAAAAAGGTGGGGTTGTAATAATCCCACCTATTACTTATCTTAGCTCTATAAACTTATTAATCATGGAAGATAGAGAATGTGTTTACTTGTACTACAGAGATGGTTCTGAATTCATTACACCATCTTTAGATCACGCAATTGAAAGAACAGACCAAAAACAAATCACAATGAAATGTGAGGACGGTGAGGTTAGACAAATATCACTAACATGAAAAACTTATTTAAAATAGTATTAATGACAGGAGCACTCTTTACGGGTGCTTTTGTTTTTTATAAAATATCTAGTATTATGTTAAACATTATAGTTGTTATGCTAAAGATTATAGTTAGCATGATCACAGGAATACCAATTGAATCCTTATAATTATTACATCATGAAGAAATTTTCAACAGACATCCAATTTGCTGAGTTTATCGGCTTTGGTATTGCCTGGCAACACAAGCGTGTTGCTGTATGCATACCGTTTGTAATGTTTGAACTGTCATGGGCATGAACATTTATGCGTAGTTTGATAGATCAAATAAGAAATGTAGAGAAAAGTAATGATAGATTTCATACTAATGTCTCTAAGATCCTACACTTTGATAGAGGAACCTTGTTTAAAGGTCACTCTGGCAGCGTGTATCACGGTACTTTAAACAACAAAGATCAATACTTGAATATATTCAACAAGTATTTTGATGTTTCTATAAGTACTGAATATAATTTTGAATCTGGTAAGAGTATAATAAGCCTGTTTATTGACTCACCAACACCTAAATACTTGAAGAATTTTATTGATACCATATCAAATAATGGTACAATGGATGTCAGAGCTAAAGAAGGCAGTGAACTTAACTATGCTTTTTCTGATCACATGACCACAATACACTACAGCCTCAGTTATGATGGCTTTGTTGTGTTTGGTCACTATGATAACTTACGTCTCGCAAAGAAACTAAGAACTAGCTTGAAGGTATTTAAGAGTATTATCAGAGAGAATGGAGAAGATCCGGAGTTCTGCAAAGCAGTTGTGTTGCCTTATAAGGACAAAAAACGTGACTGTATTGCATTATCTGATGGGTTGTTTAAATAAAAAGTGCAATATACTGCACACTAACAGTACCAGTATACTAAGAGAGAGTATATAGTATAAGAAAAGTGCAATATATTGCCTATTTAGGTGATGAATTATAGTTTGTTCCACTGTTGTTAACGGTTTCAGATCTCATAATCAGGACGCAAGCTAGACGCATCTAGGCAAACTATAATTTTTTAATTAGAATCTTATGAAAGTATCTAAAAGAACAATTACAAACATGCTTGCAACAGCTCTTAGTAACAAGAGTGTAAATTATCACCTAGCAGTAGAGGCTATTGTGAACAATATGGCTGACAGTTCTTTAGAGTACATGCTGCACATGCTTACTTCTAAAGAACCAGAAACCCTTATTTACCCTGGTAGTTATGTGAAAATTCCTATGGATAAGTATCATTCAAGTAAATACTTTGATTATGGTACTTTAAAAGACATGGGTTTGGTTACAGAAGACGGTATGGTATACGCAGAAGTCATTGGTGATTCATCATGGAGTACTGAGTACAATCCCTTTTATGGCTCAATGAAAGTAAAGTACTTGTACCATGATGATGATAAACAATTAAAGTTTCATGAAGACAGTATAAACACATCAGATTTAACTTTGATTGATAAACTTGATATAGAATATTTTAAAAGTTTAAACCATGGCAAAAATATCACACCAGCTCTTGAGATCTGAGGTAAAAAATTGGGGAACAATTAAAAGAATGTTCTCTAGACAAACACATAGCTTTGGAAGCTATATGAACAAGAAGTATCATATGACTGATACTAACTTAGCAGAGGCTGAAACAAGCTTTGCTGCTATTAGAATACTACTTGATAGACATGTCATATTCCAATAAATTTGGTATTGTCAATCAAGATGTTTTACAAGACCCTGAATTGAGTATCCAGGCTAAAGGACTTTACAGTTTGTTATGTACATACGCTGATAAAAATAGACAGTGCTTTCCATCTATAAGCACCCTTGCAGATCACTGCAATAAATCAGTAAGAACCGTATCATACTTAATAGAAGAACTAAAAGCAAAAGGATATGTAAAAAGAAGAGGTCGTGTATTAATTTTAAGATAAATACTTAGCTATATGTATGCTAATTATTTGTAGATCTTATCCCTTTAACTCTTAATTATACTGTTCTAGTAACATTACTATTCTTATTTTTACAACTATTGTTGTAGATAATGATATATCAGTTACCAAATGGACGTATAATTGAACTTTCTGTAGAACAGTTCCTAGAACTGGATGATATAGAGGTTAGAGAGCTTAATGGTTTAAGTTCCACATACAGTCTTGAGTGTAGCAATCCTTTTTATAATTTATATTCAACTGGTTCAACAGCTGATAAATTAGTTGTAGAAGAGTTATTACATGATGATGAGTTTGAACCGGACTTATTTGATTATGTAAACTTAGATCCAACAAATAAATTTAAAGATGATTACTTTCACCCAGATGACATTTAAGTAGAACCTTTAATAATTTAAAAAAAAATGCAAAACAAAGTTCAAATTGTTCCCGATGAATTGGGGAACGTAATCCGTGTGTCTCAAAACAATTCAGAATTTGGTCACGTTAGACTACAACAAGAGCGTGTAACCTTTGGCAATACTGGCTGGGTTAACCGTAAGACTGTCAGCACATTACTTCATGGTAAAGTAGAAGATCTTCGTGATATGGGTATTCATAACATGAAAGAATTAGCAGGTAAAATTGTAGTACGTGAGTCTCTTGAACCATTTAACACTAATGATCCTGATCGTGATCTTAAGATTGCTGGTGACACTGGTATTATTTGTTGCCAAGACGGACAACCTATTTATAGGAAAACAGTCTTTACTGCAGATACAAATGCAGAAGATGTATTAGTAGCCCATGACAATGGTGATGCTATCCGTGAGGCAAATCAAGACACATCTAGTAACAAAATCAAGGCAGCTACTACATCAGAAGCATTTGATGCAGAAGAAAGTCAAATTGATTTAGAAGACTCTATTGCTGAAGTACAAGCTGAAGCACAAGAGGAAGAGTTAGAAGAAGTAGAAGACTCTACTTTTGAACTATAATAGTACTTACTACGCTATCCATTATAACAGCGTCCCAGAGTAAGTCTTTTATCAAGAGGCAGTGAAGCTGTAAAAGTATGATACAGGTAAAGGTTAACCTCATACTAAATTCTTAGGAATTAGCAGTAACCTTGAAAGACCCGAAACCTCTTAAACATTGAGGGCTGGCAGAAATGCTGGCCCTCTTTTTTTCTCACTGAACAATAACAACTAAAGATATGCTAAGTAATGAACAAAAACAGATCCTGGAAACTGAGAAAAATATCAGACTCCTTCAACAACGTACTGAACGTTATGAGTATTTAGGTTTACTATCTGAATATCAGTTACAACCTAAGATAATCTTACAACGTTTAGATTACACCAAGCTCAATCCAACACAACACTTTCTATTTAAGAGAGTATTGCACGGGTTAAATGTTTATACTCCTGAACAAGTGAGTAAACTTCATTGGGATAAGAAAAGAAGAATAAAGAAAGTATGGCAACGTGGACAGTATGAAGTTAATTTGTGGAAACAAGTTATCTGTAATAAACGTGCACAAAGTATTTTTAGTATCTTTAAAGGATCACAACTGGCAGAAGAACTTAACAGTTTGTCTGTTTATGATGTGGACCCTGATTATACTAATAAGCTAACTTTCAAAGAATTAGGAATAAGTTATGAAGATTTAATTCTTTTCTACATGAAGAAAGGTTTATTACCTAAAAACTATTTGACTCTAAAATGATTGAGAGAAAAAAGAAACTGTGTAACAATTGCAATACTGAGCAATTTATCTGGAAGAATGATAAAGGAAGTCGGTATTGCAAGAGTTGCTGGTTGAAATCTAAGGCACCTGATGCTACACCATTAAAGAAGAAACCTATCAACCCTAAATCTAAGAAGATGGCTATACTAGATGCAGTATATACCAGACTTAGAAGAAAATTTATGGAATCTAAACCAATGTGTGAAGCAGCATTACCTGGTTGTAGTAGATCATCTACCGATGTACATCACAAAAAAGGTAGAGGTAAATATTATTTAGAAGAAAATACATGGTTATCAGTATGCAGACAATGTCATATTTACATAGAAGAACATCCTGAAGAAGCAATTGAGTTAGGATTCTCAGAAAAGAGAATTTAATTTAGCCCATAATTTATGGCCTCATAGCTCAATTGGATAGAGCAACAGCCTTCTAAGCTGTAGGTTCAAGGTTCGAGTCCTTGTGGGGTCACTAGATGGCCGGATGATGGAAGTGGTAGACATGACAGACTTAAAATCTGTTGGGTAGTAATACCCGTGTGGGTTCAAGTCCCACTCCGGCTACTTAGCTCTCTTAGCTCAGTTGGTCAGAGCACTCCGCTCATAACGGATAGGTCACAGGTTCAAGCCCTGTAGGGAGCACCTATGTTTCACATAAAAAAAAAAGAAAATGTTTTACAAGTACAACAAAAAAGAATTAAGATTTGAATCTTGCAGTAAATATATACGCAAGATTAGCATAGGAGCAGTGCTTATATTTATAAGTGGTGCAGCTATATCGTTTAAATTTGGTGAGTCTACAGCTGAAACTAAGTATGTAGAACTTGAAGGGTCAATGCATGTAGTTAGAGAAGAAAAAGAACCCTTTTCAAAAGAAGCTTTAGTTTCTATGATTAAAGAGCTTGGAATTAAGCATCCTGAAATTGTGTTAGCACAATCAATATTGGAAACCGGTCATTGGACCAGTACCGTATTCAAAGAGAATCATAATCTTTTTGGTATGAAACAAGCTAGATCAAGAATTAGAACAGCTAAGGGCACACAACTTAATCACGCTTATTATCATAGCTGGCAAGAAAGTTTATATGACTATGCTTTCTATCAGTGCAGATATCTAAGCAAGATTAATAATAAAAAAGATTACTTTGCAGCGTTAGATGCATCCTATGCGGAAGCTAATAACTACTCTATATACTTGAAAGAAATAATAGAAAAAGAAGAATTAAAAAAATTATTCTATGACGCACCGTGAGTTAGTACAAAAAGATGCTTTAGATATAGCATCACAACATAATCGCTGTGGATTAGGTATATCTATGGGTGTTGGTAAGACAAGAATTGCAATCCAACATTTTCAAAAGAATTATGATCCGTTTATAAAAGCATTGGTTGTAATACCAAAAGTATCTATCAAAGAAGCCTGGTTAACAGAGCTTGAGAAGATGAACCTGGAACACTTACAACCACACTTTACCTTTACAACTTACTTATCTATCAATAAGCATAATCCTATGGAGTATCAGATTGTTTATTTAGATGAGTGTCATAGTTTACTAGAGAGTCATGAACCATTTTTATCTGCATATGCAGGTAAGATCCTTGGCCTCACTGGTACACCTCCAGCACGTAAAGGAACAGAGAAATATAGAATGGTAGAAAAATACTGTCCTATTAAATATGAGTTCTCTGTAGATGATGCAACAGATAACAACATTCTGAATGACTACAAGATTGTAGTTCATATGCTTGAACTTGCAAAGACACCAACTTATAAAAAGAAAAATAAGAGTGGTGGCTTTTGGTACACCTCTGAATATAGAGACTATGCTTATTGTAATTCACGTATGGCTGAAGCTAATACACCGAAACAACAGCAGTTTGCTTCTATAATGAGGATGAGAGCTTTGATGGATTACACAACTAAAGAAACATATGTCAAATCTATTCTATCCAATGTTAGCTCTAAATGTATTGTATTTGCAAACACACAAGATCAAGCCGATAGAATCTGTAGACATTCCTATCATTCTAACAATCCTAACTCTGAAGAAAACTTCAAACTATTCAGTGACGGACGCATAGATAAGATGTCTTGTGTACTTCAGCTTAGTGAAGGTGTTACAATACCTAATCTTAAGCAGGGAATTATCATGCATGCGTATGGTAATGAGAGAAAGACGGCACAACGTATTGGTCGTTTGTTAAGATTGAATCCTACAGAGACAGCTACTTGTCATATCCTTTGTTATAAAGGAACACAAGATGAGTATTGGGTAAAGAATGCTCTAAAAGGATTTGATGAAAGTAAAATTAAATATTATAATCCTTTAGAATAATGGGAAGAATGAAAGAGCTCTTCATGGAAATGTTAGAGCAAGAACCACTTAATGTACCACAGGAATATCCTGTCTATAAAACTGACACACTGTGTCCAAACTGTACAGAATCAACTCTTGTACAAATGTCACATGATGAATATGCATGTGATAGATGTGCTTATAACTTTGTATCAGTAGAAGGAAGTTTAAGATTTAAGTAAACCTTTAACACCAAAGAGAAATGAATGAGATTGAAATCTTCATCAACCGTATGAAGCGTATTGGTATTGAGCTTGAGCTGATGGGTAACGTCCCTTGGATATACCTACATAGTGTCAATGGAA